GCTTGAGTGATTTGACAATTCATTCGCACATCGAATTTAGAATGATCCAATGCAACGAAGTTTCCTTGAAACTCATTTAGGTGCTTTCTCATCTCACCCCATTGTGGGCCATCAGCATTTAAGCCTACAGCACACATAGTGTGAAATGGATGCATACCCATGAAACGAACAATAGGAAGAAAATACTTTCTAATAAGAAAACTAAAAGCCATTTGAGCAATATAGAAAACTCTAGCTTTATTTTTGTCTTTGCCTACAACTTCATCTTTTAGACAAGCCGAGACAATGGGATAACAACGTTCTCCTCTCAATAATTTCTCTTCCATGATTCTGATTTCATCTCGAATTTCAGGACCCATTTCATACTCAACGTGGTCTGGAAAGTCGTGTCTAGTGACCCATTTATCTTTGGGTCCAAACACTCCATAACCAACACTTGTGGTCATTTTCATGGGGTCAATAAATCTTGATTTTGGATCACCATTGAGATTTTCATACTCTGTGAGTGGTCTTAAACCAATGACACCTTCCTTTTCGCAATAATCAATGTAGGCCTTAACAACCTTCTTGAAATGTTCACTAAGTGAGGTTCTCGCTTTAAGAAGTTTTCGGGGTACCCAAAAATCCCCTGGATTAGTACAAGCTTCAATAGCTATGTTGTAATTCTTCCAGTTTGGTTCCATAGGAGGAGGTCCCCACTTGTCAGCAACTCCCAAATGCTTACTAATGACTTCAGCAATAGGAGTGGGCTTAACAGAGGTTTTAGCTTTAGATCGTAAAATGGACGATCCGAGCAATTCCCCATGACAGTGGGTAAGTTTCAAAAAGTGAGAGTACTTGTGAACTTCCTTTGAAATTCTTGTTGGCTTCCCAAGTACCATATTAGGAATGACACCAGGTTCGGCCATACGGAAAAATCGTTTCTCAAGAGATGCGATACCGTTAGCAAGAACTTGTTTAGGAATAGTTATAGCGAATCCTGAATTACTAATAGAACTGCCTCCAACATGAACCCCCATAATACGAGGATCCCCATTGTGTCTTACCAACAAAGACGTGCATGAACCTGGAATCGCATTCTTCGCATAATACGATATTCCAGGAAAAGATGCAAACTTGTTTGAGACATTAGCATATGTTCCATCAACTTCTTCCTTGAAAAATTCATGTTTGTTGTTTTTACCATACATGATGAGCTTATCATTTCCAGAAAACCCAGAGTCTGTGAACCATCTTGTCACATCAGAAACATCAGGACAATTTGGTATATGAACTAACACAGCATCAGGAGCAATGACTTCACAGCTGGTAGAATCAACGAATATTTCTTTCATTTTTCCTCCAGCTGAGTCATTTCTATAGATGGTAAGAGCTACACAGGATTTTTCATTTAAGAAATAACCTTCAGAAGTTGTTTCACAAAATGGATGTCGAGGAAGAAGTAAAATACCCTTCCTAATCAAAACTCCATTAATGAAACCACTGTGATTCTTCTCATTATCAGACCAAGACACTTCGACTCGAACCATATTCTTTGACATATTATCAAGAACATGATCCATAGAAGATGATGTTTTAGGACTAACGTTATACTTCCGTGGATTAAAAAACCACGACCACGTTCCAGCTTCTGAAACTTCAGGACCACCTTCATAATCAGCTTGTAAAAGGGAAAGTTTTCTTGCATTGTTCCAAAGATACAAACCAGAAAATATGATTCCAACGGATCCAAATAGCAACGATCTACGTACAGTTACAGATTTGACCAACTTATCGGTCATAACACCTGTTTTCCTGTTCTCAGTTGTTTCTTCAGTTATTGAAACCATTTTCTGATTCTCGAGCGATCCCATGTAAAGTCCAGCAGCACTCACACCAACTAATCCAGCTGTGATATGTGCTGTAGACTTAAGTAAACCAATGGTATCTTGTTTCCCATAAATGAGAGAACCAACACCATAAATACCCCATAGACAAGAAAATCTTAGGGCAACTCGAGATCTCCAATAATACTTGGCTAGATCAGCAGAATGCACGGACTCATACATGTAGTTACGAAACCATCTATACGTACCTGATTTCCACATGAACTCAGGTAGATTTTCATCCAACAATTGAACAGTGGTTGCAGTTAGGCTAGTTTTACAATGTACGAAATCTGCCACTATGCCCTCTTCTAATCCTTTACTCAATCTTGAGAAAGTGTCAGTGGGTGCAAGTGTATTGCAGCATTTCTGGAAAGCATTACCTACAGAACTACAAAAAAGCTCTTGAAGAGTTGGAAACAAAACGGCTGAACCAAAAAGACTCGCAAGAGAAGAAGGCCCAAAGTGAGTTTCAATTTTCTGAGGGTTATCGGGCTTACAAACACAAGTTGGTAAGCAACACTTCAGACAAACTTTCATCGTTTTAACACTTTCTAGCATTCTATTTTGTGCAGCTAGGTGACTAATACAGTGATCACGTAGTACAATGCACAGCTGACTGAGATTAATGTTTTTGCAACGAAACTTAGTTCCATCGGAGTTTACATGTGTGTACGTTTGATAAAACGCACGCTCAGTTCCATTCATAGTTTCTCTGGAAACGCATTCCTCAACATGGAAAAGCCAAGCATCTGGCAATGATTCTGATCGGAAAGTCTCATGGTTGTTGTCCAACATAGTAGATCCAGGTTTGCAACACTCAGGTCTAACCTCAGTGTTTATAGTCAAATAACGTCTCCAAATAGATGCAGCATTGTTTGAATACAAATGCGCATCCA